ACTTACAGGGGTCACTACTCCTCAAACAATGTTCAGACATTGGACTTGATTGATTCAGTAGGTGACGCAGAAGCATTCTGTAGGTCTAATATTTTGAAATATGCTTCACGGTACGATAGGAAGGGTACAGCACGTAAGGACATCATTAAGATTATCCACTATGCTGTATTGCTATGTCACTTCAATGATAAACAAGCTGCAGCAAATGCTGCCCAGACTGGAGACACCGCATTCACCGTAGATTATGACAAGTAAATGAGTACAGTAAAATTATCACAGTCAACGCAAAGAATTCTATCAAACTTTGCTACTATTAATGCATCTATAAGATTTAAGAAAGGTAATGTAATCAAGACGGTTTCTAATGCAGAAAATATTCTTGCTCAATATGAATGTGAAGAATTCTGGCCACAGGATTTTGCTATCTATGATCTGAGTCAGTTTCTAGGTGCTGTTCAAACAATGACTCTTAACGATCAACCTACGTTAGAGTTTTTGAATGATGACTACGTTGTTATTCGTTCTGCTTCTGGTTCTAGTCACATTAGATATTATTATAGTGATCCTGAAATAACATTAAAGGCAGCACCAGAGACGGATCTGAATCTTCCTACCAGTAGTATTCAGTTTGATCTGCCTTGGGACACACTATACCAAATGATGCAGTGTTCTGGTAACTTAGGTTTACAGGACATTAAGTTTATTAGTGATGGTAAAGATTCATTCATTAATATGTGTGATGCAGAGAATGATACTAGCAACTCTGCTAAGTTTATTCCACCTAACAATGAATGTGATGGTGATCATGAACTGAAGATGAAGATGGAGAATCTCTTAATCTATAAGAAGAATGCTTCTTACAGAGTTAGGATATCAGATCAGTTTATATCTGAATGGGTTGTAACACATTGTGTTATGCCCGATGGATCAACAAACCCAAATCTCAAGTACTACGTAGCACTGGAGCCTAATGCATGAGCAACGATTTCCTATGGGTAGAAAAATATAGACCAAAGACTGTTGATGATTGTATTCTTCCTGAGCAAACTAAGAAGGCATTTCTTGGATTTGTTAAGCAAGGTGAGATACCAAATCTTTTATTATCTGGATCTGCTGGTGTTGGTAAGACAACAGTAGCAAAAGCATTATGTGAAGAACTAGGTGCATCTTACATTTTAATTAATGGTTCTGATGAAGGAAGGTATCTTGATACTATAAGAACCAGAGTACATAACTTTGCTACAACAGTTTCATTGACCTCTACAAAGACTCACAAGGTGGTCATACTGGATGAGGCAGACAATATGACTGATGATGTCCAGAAGATCCTTAGAGCAGCAATAGAAGCATATCATAATAATTGTAGATTTATTTTTACATGTAATTATTTGAATCGAATCATCGATCCTTTACATTCTAGATGTACTGTGGTTGATTTTAGAATCAATCATTCAGAGAAACAAGCACTTAGTGCTGAGATGTTTAATAGACTTAGAAAGATCCTAAAGGATGAGAATGTTGAGCATCAAGATAAGGTTGTTGCTAAACTTATTAATAGATACTATCCAGACTGGAGAAGATTACTTAACGAGACACAGAGACATGCTGCTAGGGGTAAGGTAGAATCAGATATTCTAGTAGAGATTAGTGATGTTAAAGCAGATGATCTTATAAGGGCAATGAAGGGACGTGATTATAAAACTGTAAAGGAGTGGGTTAATCAACATATGGATCATGACCCATATCAGGTCATTCGTAGGATCTATGATGTTATCCATGTACATGCTACTGGTAGATCGATCCCAAATATCGTAGTTATTATTGCGAAGTATCAGTATCAAATTCAATTTGTTGCTGACCAAGAGATTAATACTCTCGCTTGTTTAGTTGAAATTATGACTGGAGTGGAGTGGAAACCATGATACCAAACGATCATTTACTATGGTTACTAAAAGAGAAGTGCTACAAGAAGGGTAAGTTTACTTTGTCTTCTGGTAGAGAAACAGATCATTATGTTAACTGTAAGAACGTAACTTTATCTGGTGATGGACTATACAATGTAGCATCATCTATGTTAGATTTTATAGATGCAGATGTAAAGGCAGTAGCAGGTTTAACACTTGGTGCTGATCCTCTTGTATCTGGTGTTGCTATGCATTCTTATCAGGCATGGAAACCATTAGATGCTTTGATAGTTCGTAAGGAACCTAAAGGGCATGGTACAGCATCACAGATAGAAGGTCCGATACCAAAAGAAAAATCTAAAGTTGTTGTCCTAGAAGATGTAGTTACTACTGGTGCATCTGCTGTTAAGGCAGTAGAAGTATTACGTGATGCAGGTTTGACTGTAGATCGTGTAGTTACTATAGTTGATAGACAAGTAGATGGAGAAGCAGATGCTACTATGTGTTCTGCTGAATTAGAACTGTGTAGTTTGTTCACGTTACATGATTTAGTATATGCCTAGCACAATCAAATCACTGAAGACACCTCTGCGATATCCAGGTGGTAAGTCTAGAGCAGTATCTAAACTGTTTCAGTTTATTCCTGACCTTAAAGGTGTGAAGGAGTATAGAGAACCATTCTTGGGTGGTGGATCTGTAGCATTAGAAATTACAAAAAGATATCCTAATATAGATGTGTGGGTTAATGATCTATACGAACCTCTGTATAATTTCTGGTCTGAATTGCAACATAGTGGACATCAACTTCAAGGAGAAATTGAAGGTTTAAAAAATGTTCACTGTAATCAGGACTCAGCAAGATGTTTATTTTTAGAAATGAAGGATGTTATTAATGACGAAGAAAAATCTAACTTTGATCGTGCCATCGCTTTTTATATCGTTAATAAGTGTAGCTTCAGTGGTCTCACTGAGTCTTCATCATTTTCTCCACAAGCATCAGACTCAAACTTCTCCCTCAATGGAATCCGTAAACTCCACGAGTACTCAGACCTCATTCAAGACTGGACAATAACAAATCTTTCTTATGAGAGAATGCTAACAGATGACTGGGACAATAGAGGATTCTTTACATATATGGATCCACCATACGATATCAAAGACAATCTCTATGGTAGAAAAGGTAGTATGCATAAGGGATTTGATCATGATCAGTTTGCAGAAGAGTTGGACAAGTGGACTTCCCCTATGTTAATATCATATAACAGTTCTCAACTTGTAAAGGATCGTTTTAAGGAGTGGACAGTTGGGGAATTTGCACATACATATACTATGAGGAGCGTGGGATGTTATAATACAGATCAGGCATCCAGAAAGGAGTTAGTACTAACAAACTATGAAGTGCGAAGTTAAACTATTTGTAGCAGGTTCACAGTACGTAGAGACTGTGATTGCTAGAAACTACGAGGAGGCAAGGAAAGTAGCTCTTGCTAGAAACCCTCATGCTAGAGTCATCTCAGTTACAGCAACCTTTAAATAAATGCCTGAAGTTATTATTACAGAAGAACAAGAACCTTTATCTGTTGTTGTTCCGATTGACGACATGAGAGACATTGTACAACAATTGTGGAAGTCTCGTAACACAGAAACAAAATGTGGCGAATTATACCATAAGTATAAGGAGTTAATCACATGGGAAAAATGCGATTAGGAATAATGTGTTCTGGTAACGGAACCAACTTCGAGAACATTGTTCGATACCCTCAGATGAAACACGAGGTTGTGTTAATGATACACAACACTAAACACTGTGGTGCTATAGAAAAATCAGCAAAGTTTGGAATACCTCACTGTAGAATAGCACATAAAGATGAAGATCAAATGATCAAACTCTTTAAAGCATGGAGAGTTGATCTTATAGTCTTAGCAGGTTACATGAGAGTCCTTAAGAATCCAGCAGACTTTCCTTGCCCCATTATAAATGTACATCCATCACTACTTCCTAAGTATAAGGGTTTACATGCAGTAGAACAAGCATTAGAATCAGGTGATAAAGAGTCTGGATGCACTGTCCATTATGTAAATGAAGAACTTGACGGTGGTACTATAATAGATCAATCAAGAGTTCCTATATGTCCTGATGATACTGTAGAGACATTACAACATCGTATTCAACGAGCAGAATATAGACTGCTTCCTATCGTAATTAATAATTTAGCACATGAGCAAACCAAAACTGAGAGACTGGCTTTACAGTATTAATCAATCAAAGAAAAACTTGATGGTTGAAGACCCAAGTTGTGAGAAGTCATATCCAGTGTGGATAGTAAATAAATGCCTATCATCTTTCTATGATACTGTGTTCTATGCTGCTGAAATGAACAAGTATCCTAATCTACCATCACGTTTACAATACGATTTTTATATAAATAGTCTGAGACCTAGAAAGAGATTTTCTCCTTGGTCTAAGAAAGAGTCGATTGATTATCTTGAAGATGTTCAAGAGTATTATGGTTATAGTTATACCAAAGCTCTAGAAGCAATCAGGATTCTCCCTAAAACCGACCTTGAAAAAATAAGAAAATTATTGTACAAAGGTGGAACATAATGAATGGTGAGACAGAAGTATCATGGAAACAATCTGACATGGTAGAGGTGGTTCTTAAGGAACCCGATGACTTCTTAAAGGTACGAGAGACCTTAACAAGAATAGGTGTAGCTTCTAGAAAAGAAAAGAAGATATATCAATCTTGTCATATCTTGCATAAGCAAGGAAAGTATTACATAGTTCATTTCAAAGAACTCTTCGCACTTGATGGTAAACATACTAACATCACAGAGAATGATGTGCAAAGAAGGAATCGTATTTCACAACTGTTAGCAGACTGGGGATTAGTCAGTGTTGTTGATTTTGATTCACTAGGAGAACTAGCACCACTAAATCAAATTAAAGTTATATCTTTTAAAGATAAAGCAAACTGGACATTAGAATCCAAGTACAATATAGGTAAGAAGAAACCTCAGTAGTAGCACCCGAACTCTTTACTTCGGTTAGCACCACTGGGTTTTTTGTGTCTTCGTGTATAATTAGTAGTGTGATGCCTTCGGGGTCACAGTAAACTAAGTCGCTCAAGGAGGACTCCATGACATTTTTTGAACAATACTCACCATTTTCAATGGGA